ATTGAGTTATGAGTTTAATTTAGGATTTATTCCTTATTTGAGAAACTTAACATTTGCATAGTATGTATGAAGTAACTAATAATAGCACGAAACATGGTTTAGGCACTCCTCATGGAATGTCTACACCTCATAGAATGCCAACTATTCCAGGTGAAAATTTAGCAGATATAATGAGTGGATTGGCTCGTCAATTATATCCAACTGGTAGAGCTTGGTGGATGCAAAAAAATGGTGTTTTTGATAACTTACACAATGCAATAAATAGAAGTTTTATCCGAGTTATAGATGATTCTCAATCTACTTTAGATTCTGTATTTCCAGATAGTGTAAAATTTGATGAAAATGACTGTGAACTTTGGGAGTATCGTTTAGGTTTAATTACAAATACAAGTTTATCATTAGATTTTAGACGTCAAGCTATTGCGAGAAAGATGGCTTTTCCAAGTAATATAAAAGCCAGACAAAGTAGAATTTTTATTGAAAGTCAATTGCAATTAGCTGGATTTAATGTTTGGGTTCATGAAAATTTATTTCCTTACAAAACTCCAGATGATGTAATTGCAATCAGTTTAGATTTAGTGCAGCATGGAGGTGATACTCAACACGGTTTAGGAACTCAACATGGATTTAGTAATTATGATATAATTGCAAATGAAAATGTTTCAAATGAGAGTTATTCAATAGGCTCTAATTTATGGGCTACTTTTTTTATTGGTGGTGAAACACTTGGAGAGGTTGCAAATATTCCATCAAATAGAATTTTAGAATTTAAGGAATTAGTATTAAAATTGAAGCCAGCTCATACGGTTGCGTTTACATTTATAAATTATGTTTAACTTTGAAAAAAAATAAAAATGAGAAATAAATCGAATTTAGCAAATATTGTTATTGATGCAAATTATCCTTATGGACGCATAAAAGATAATACTGGTGCTGGTGATGGTACTCCAGTAAATGAATTTGTTTATGGTGATATTCATCAATTTTTTGCCAAACTTATTACTTTGGCTGGAATTGTACCAAATGATTTGCCAGATAATGAGGTAAATCAATATCAGACAATACAAGCATTAAAAGAATTTGCGAGTAAAAACAATTATATTCAAAATCTTAGCTCAGTTTCTGGTGTTTTAAATGTTTCTGCCAAAATTGGATTAATGCAAACGGATGAGTTTTTAGTTTGTAAAGCTTCAGTAGATTTGGGTGCTGAAACTGAAATAAAAGGCACGGATGGAACAACAATTGCAATTGCAACAATTGGTACATTTAAAACAGATGAGTACGTTAGATTGATTAAAACGGCATCTACAATTGTATTAGTTAGAATTTCAGATAGCGCAAGTTTAGATTTAATGATTTCGGAATTATTATATTTGAAAAAAGCAAATCAAACTCAAGAAAATGCCGGAACTTCTGATTTAGTTGCAACAACACCATTGACAAATAAAACTGTTTTTGCCCGTAGAGTAAATGGAGTTGATTCGGCTACTTATTTAGCGAGTTCATTGGTTAATGGATTATATCCGAAAGAGCATTGGGATGTTGTAAATGCTTTAATTGGCATAAAAAACAAAGGTTATATTAGTGGTATTGAAGTTGCGGTTTCTACTGGCTCTATGGTTGTTTCTGGAGATATTTCGAGTGCCGTTGCAAGTACTTTAGGTACAGATGGAACTAAGCTTTTAGTAACTATGGCAAACGCAATGGCAAATACAAATTATTTAGTTAAAATTTACGTTCAAGGCCAAAGCGCCAGTTTAATTATGGATAATAATGTTTGTGTTCCAGTTTTTAAACCAATTAGTATTACACAATTTGAAATAGGATTGGCTGAAACAGTTGCCGAGGGGCAAAATCTTAAATTGCATTTAGAAGTTCAACAATTATAAAAATAAAAAACAGATGAAAGTTATAGGTGATTTATCAATAGAAAAGGATGCTAATTCAAAGTATCCTTTTGGTGCAAATATTAAAAATGAAACAGATACAGAAAATGGAACTCCAGTAATTCGTGAGATTTATGGCGATGTTTTAATGAATTTGTATAAGGTTATGCAATTGGCTGGAATTACTCCAAATAATGTAGAAGATAATGCAGATACTCAATTTCAATTAGTTGAGGGTTTTAAAAAGTTTTCAAACGAAATTAATGACGTTAATCATGTTTTAACACTAACTGGAACTGCTTGGAGTTTGCCTCTAAATTTATCTATTTTGCCTAATAAATTTGTTTGCTTTGCTCAAGTTTCAGATGATTATGTTAGTACAGAAACTTATACTTTTAAAGGAAATGGAGTTTTAGAATTACCATTTACTTCACAAGGTTTTAATGCAAGTGAGCAAGTTTTAATAATTATTGATACTGATGGCGTGAAAGCCTTTTCTTTGGAAAAATTACAAGAAGTTGCAGATACTATTTATACGCCTTTAGGAAGTCCTATTGCGTTTAATAATACAGATAAAATGTATTATAAAGAAAATGCGTATTTAATTACTGATTTGCCAAGTTCTGATGAAATACAACAATTATTAAGAGTATTTAAAACAAGCGGAACTTTAATTTTAAATGAAGTTTTTTTATACAATGACAAATTATTGTGTATTGGTTTTATTCCAGAAGATTATTCTTATTATTTATTAGAAATTGATGTAAATAATTATTCAAATATTGAAGAAAGATATGTTTTTACTAATGATGATAATGTAGATTATGAGTCATATTTTTATTTAGATACAAATGAAAAATTGTATGTTACTAATAAAGGAAATGCTAATAGTGGCACAAATGATTATGACATTTCAAAATATGAAAGAAACATTTCTGGAAATTTTGTTTTTGTTTCAAATACCGCAATTGATACTGATTTTGAAAAAACAACAAATGCAGTAATTCATAACGGATTCATCTATACTTTTGTAAGTGGTTATTTAAGAAAATATAATCTTACAACTGGGATTAAAACTGATGTGCTTTATTTGCCATCTGTAAATGGTCAATTGTTCCGATTTAATGGTGAGGTTTATTTCACTACTGGTGAGGTTGCAAAAAAATGGGTTTTATCTTAAAATAAAAAATATGCGTTTAGATGTAAATACAGATGCTACAATTATACTAACTGCAAAATTGGAAAAGCTGCACAAGTCGGCTTTTCCATCAGCCGTTAGAAACACATTAAACCAATGTGTTGTAGATATGAAAAATAAAGAAATTTCTAATTCTGCATCTAAAAATTTTAATTTAAAATCTGGAACTAAAACATTAATTAAAAAAAGTTTAATTTATGATAAAGCTAATGGCTTCGACGTAAAAAAAATGAAGTCCGTAGTTGGTTTTGCAAATCCAAACAATCTACTTTTAAAAGCTTTTATTAATGGGCTTGAAAAACAAGAAAAGGGTGGGGTTTTTGACAATGGATTAAGGTATTTAAAAGGTGCAAGAGGTGGGCGTGTTAATGGTAGAGTGAGATTAGAAAATTACTATGACAAATCGCAAGTTATTTCTGGACGTTCTAAAATGAAAAGAGGAAAAGGAACAAAAAAAAGCAAATTTGTTGCAAGGGCATACGCTGCACATAGTAGTGGAAAAATGATGTTTATCGATTCTATGAAAGGTAATTTTTTAGCGAAAGTTAAATCTATTTCAAAAGATAGTAAGGGTAAATTAAAAATTAAACTTAATCTTATGATGATGGATAGAGAAAATAAACCAAGTAAAGTAAAAGCCACTAATTTTGTTCAAGAAGCTGGACAAACACAAGCAAAAAAAATAGAAAAAATTTACACCGAAAAAGCACAATTTCAATTTAAAAAACACTTAAAGTAATGAGTTGGATTAATAGAATAGAGAATATTAAATTCTCAATTAAAACTGGTGATGGAAAAGAGTTTTTTCCATTATGGAAACCTGGCGAAAAGTCAATTGAATATAATACTTCTTCATTTGATTTTATAGATGTTGAAAAGTCATTAGTTGAACGCAAAAAGCCAAAGTCTGGAAAATATCCATTAACATTTTGGTTTCAAGGCGATGACAATATTGAGCAAGCTCAAGAATTCGAAGATAGTGCAAATGATAATCGTTATTGGACTGTAACTCATCCATTTTATGGAGTTATAAAAGGGCAACCGCTATCAATGAGTAGAAATGATGCTAATTACAATGTTACTGAGATTTCAGTTGATTTTTGGGAAACTATTGTTTTTGATTATCCGAAAAGTAATTTGTCAATTCAAGATAATACACTTGTAAGACGTGATTCTGTTATGTCTAATTCTGCATTATCTTATTCAAGTAAAAAAGTCCAAAAAAGTGAAGATATTCAGAAAAATAAAGAATCAAATGCTTTAATTTCTAAATCTTTTGAAACTATACAATCAGATGAAACAAACGTAGATTATCAAAATGCACTTGCAAAGGCTCAAAAGTCTGCTGAAAATCTATTAACAAACCCAAACCAAGCTATTTTAGATGCGCAAGTATTATTAAGTGGTCCAAGTTTTTATGATGTTCAAGTATTGCCTCGAGTAAATGCATACAAAACCGCTTTTAATACGTTATTTCGTGGTTTTAATAGTGTTGCTGATAAAATATTTTTTGAGAGCCAAGGAGCAACGTGTTTATCAAATTTATGTAATACCGCAGTATTGTTTGATTTTGAAACTGATTATACAATTGTTTCTGAAGTAGATTATGTTAGTATTACAATATTAGAATTATATACTTATTATTTGGATTTAATCGATGGTGCTGGTACTTCTGCATATGATATTGATAATCCATATCAGCCAGATGCAGTTGTTCAAAGTGAATTACATGATTTG